TCGCCGTTGGTCGGTGAGCCAGGGAATGAGAGCGACATTGTTCAGCCTCACGATGAATAGGTCATAACTTGCCAGACGGTGCCGTCCCAGACGACCAGCACCGGGTTGTAGTAGTACGAAGTAGACACCGAGACCGACCCAGGGGCCTCAATGTTCAATGCGTAAACCAGGCCCCGCTCTTTGAACACGAAGTCGAGCCCGGGATCCATGCCGGTCGGCAGAACGACGGTCTGATCGCTGCCGGTCGCGGCCAGAAACTGGTAGCGATCCGACGACTCGGTCAGCGTCAGCGTGGCGTCGATTGTTTGTACGTTGGCCCCGCCTCGTGCGCCAGGGCCTGTCACGCCCGTGGGGCCGGTCGGCCCGCCAGACGGACCAGTTGGCCCAGTGACAGTCGATTGTGGGCCGGTGGAGCCCGTAGGGCCGGTGATGCCCGTCGCCCCTGTCGGGCCGGCCACGCCCGTTGGCCCTGTCGGCCCTTGCACGCCTGTTGGGCCAGTCGGGCCAGCCTCGCCCTGAACTCCGATCTCAATAAACTGCGTGTCGTACCTGACAAAATACTTGCCCGTGTCAGTGTCGAGCCACACCGACCCGGCCTGGGTCAGGCCGGGGGCCGTCGGGCCGGTGGCCGCAAACGGGAACACGCCGGTCGGCCCGGTTACGCCCTGTTCGCCCTGGACGCCGATTTCGATGAACTGGGCGTCGTATCGGACAAAGTATCTGCCGTTCGATTCGTCCAGCCAGACCGCCCCGGCCACGGTCAGGTCCGGCGCGGTCGGAGCCGTCGGCCCCACGCTGAACGCGATCCCGCCGGTTGGGCCGGTGACGTCCGGGCCGGTGGCCCCGGTCGGTCCCGTGGTGCCCGTCACGCCGGTCGGGCCGAAAGATAGGTCGATCCCCGTCGGCCAACTGCCGGAATCCTTCGGGCCGTACAGCGTCTTGTTGGCCAGGTCGATGAACAGGTCGCCATCGTTGCCGATGCCCCCGGTCGGCGGCGCTTCGCCACCCAGGACAGGACTGCCGCCGGTAGGGAGTTGATAGAAGGGCATGGCTTACGGGTAGTGTTTGCCCCCAACCTCGACCCAGACGCCGTCGTAGCGGACGAAATACTGGCCGTTGTCGGTGTCGAACCACGTCGCCCCGGCGGACGCCTCGACCGGGGCGGTAGCCCCTTGGTAGGCCTCGCCGGCGCCGGTCGGGCCGGTGGGGCCTTGAATGCTGGCTCCCGACATGCCGGGCGTTCCTGCCGCGCCTTGCGGCCCCGTCGGTCCCGTCGCCCCGGCGGCCGACATGAACGACGTCAGCGTGGTCAGAGTCACTTGTTTGGTAGCGCCGGCTGACACGATCGGCACGATGTCCGGGCCGGTCACGCCGGTCGCGGTGGGCAGCTGACTGATTTTTTTGTTTGCCATCAGATCACCAGGGGCTGCCCAAACTCAGTCAGCAGCTGCTCGCCGGCTTCGGTCAGGACAAACCCGACGCCGTCAGCGACCTGCTTGGTGTGGATTCTCACGATCGACCGAAACGCGTCACCATACCGAAACACCGGCACGCCCCTCGGAGCGGCCACCTCGTACTCGAGTTCCAGCCCGCCGCTGGCCTCGACGATTACGTCACCTCGCAGCGGCTCCCCGAACGGCAGATTGCCGGTCGGCACCAGGTAGTCCCGGGCCTCCCAGTTCTCGATCACGCCGTTCTGGTCCTGCGACTCGAAATCGCTGCGCCCGATAGTGGCGGTGATCTCTGCCTCGTCGCTGCCGCGCCGGTAGGTGACCGTCGTGCCGGCCGCAGCGTTCAGCTGCGAGGTCAGCCAGGCGGAACCAGTCGGGCATCGGTCATCTCCACCCCGGCAACGCCGCGGCGGCGCGCGGTAGCGATCGCGCACCAGCCGCGGGTTGCGGGTAGGGCCATCGGGATCAGCGGTCGAGCTTGACGTTGACCGTGGCGCTGCCGGTGACGGCCTCAGCGGTCGCGTAGCCGGCCGCCACACCAGTGGCAGCGTCGGCATTGGCGATCCCGGAAGCGGCGTCCCAGTAGACCAGCGAGCCGGCCGCGATCGTCTCGCTGCCGCTGCCCGACGAGGGCTTCGGCATGGCGTAGACGCCTTCGACCGCCACCGCACCCAACGCACCGTTGGCGATCGGACGGGGGGCAACACCAACGAGCGAGCCGATCACGACCACGTCGCCGGCCGCGATGTCGCTGCCCGCCGTGTAGTCGAGATACATGCCCTTCTGAACTGAATCGGCCATGGTTGGGAACCTTCTTGCTAGGGGACTGTCGGGTTAGGGTGCCCAGCCGGCGGGAGCGGCCCCGCCGGCCGGGCGATGATCACAGCACTCAGACGTCCATCTTGACGCCGGCGAGGTCTTCGGCCTTGGCCACGCCAAAATCAAAGTAACCCCTCATGAACGCCACCTCCATCACCGGCAGGTCGGCCGGCGAGGCGAGGAGGTAGTAGTCCGTGGCGTTCGTCAGGTAGGTCGAACTGACCACGTCGTACCGTCCTGCGAACACGTTCGTCGACGGCTGGCCGGCCGTTGCGCCGGAGCTGATCTGGATCGAGTTCATCAGCTCGGCGGCCGTGATCTCGAGGTCCACCGGCACGAGCAAAACGCGAGGCGTGGTCGCCATCGGCTTGCCGTCCCGGTCCTTCAGCTTCCGGTACAGGGCCAGGGCTTCCTTCAGGCCGGCCAGGCTCAACGCCGTGCTGCCGGTCTTCTTGTTGCCCTTGCCCGTCGTGAAGAACGCCGAATCATCGAGGAACGAGGCCCAGAACACGTCGTTCAGGGTCAAGGCACCGCCGCGGCCGATCCGCTGCGGGACCGCCGTAAGGGCACCCAGGTCGTCGTTGATCAGGTCGGTCCTGGTCACCGACGTCATCACGCCGTAGGTCTCAGCGCTGATCGTCCGGGTCTCGTCGCTGGCCGCGGCGTTCTTCAGTTCGCCACCGTTGGCGACCTTGCTAAAGGTGAACCCGCCGTTCAGCCGGTACTGGTTGATGGTCTTGAAGTCCTGATCGACCGCCAGGCCGACTCGACGCTGTCGAAGCCGGCCAGGAGGAACTTGTTGACCGTCGCAGACAGAATCCCGCTGATGTTGTGCGTCGCCCACGCCGCGGCCAGGATCGGCCGGAGAGTGGCAGCGTTCAACCTGCGGGGGCCGTCGTAGCCGTTGGCCACGGCGGCCTGGACCAGCACCTCGCCCAGGCTGATCTCCCGGCGGGCCTTGTGGGCCGCCTCGAGCACCTTGGCGTCATACTTCCCCTCGACGCCCGGCAGGTTGCCCTGGAGCGCGAACGAGGCCTCGATCACTTCGGCCGTCGGGACCGCGTTCGTCACGACGTGGGCAGCGGGGGCCGCCGGCCGCTCGTCGCGGGTCGACTGGAGCTTCTCCATCTTTTCGAGCCTTTCGGAAACTGCCGTGAGCTTGGCCACCAGTTCGCTGGTGTCGGCCGAAACGGCGGGGGTGGTCTCGGGCTCCACGGCGACCTCCGCCGTGGCCGCCACGACCGGGGTCTCGACGACCTCGTCCGTGGGATTGGTGGTGGCGTCAGCCGCCATAGGGATCTCCTCTGCCGCGTCTGCGGCGATCGAGACGGCGGTGCTGCGGTCCGCCCCAAGGGTTACAAAACTGGTCTCCCGCAGCGTGGAGGCCCGAACGACTCGGACTGGACCCTTGACGGTCTGCCCGTTGACGGTGGTGGCGTCGGCTTCGCCAAACCTGGTGTGCCGGCCGACGTCGGCACCGACGCTGGCCTGCCACTGGTAGCCGGCCGCGGCCAGGGCGAGCACCTGGCGGGCGTTGTCGTTGTCGGCCAGGATCTCGCCCTCAACGATCAGCTCGCCGCCCTGCACGCTCGGCGTGCCTTGGCCCAGGATCGACCCGATCGCGTAATCGTGGCCGACGACGATCGGCACGGTCTGTGGCAGGGTCATTCCGGCTAGTTCAATGATCACGGGCTCCCGTGACCACGATTGGCGGATCGGCGCGCCGGTGTATGCGACGACGCGAAATCGCCGCGGGCCGGCCTGGGCTTCGCCGTCGGCAGCCTGCAGAAAAGTCACGTCGCTCGAGAACTTGATTTTGTCGCTCACAGGAAAATCACTCCGGTGTCCAGGTCGTCGTCGTCGTCCCAGTCGAGGTCGCAGATGTTCACGCGGGCACCTCGTCGGCGTCGGGGG